ATGGGGGTTGTTAGGGTTTTGGTTCGGACGTTTCTCTGGATTGCGCTACCGATAGCGACGATCCCTTCAGCTGCGCTAAGCGCCGAAAGCAGCCCCAGCCCCCATTACTACGGCGAGATCGCGGGATGGCAGGTGTTTAAAGAGTCTGAGTACGATGCCTGCTCAGCCGCATCAGGCTATGAGAAGGGCAAACTGATCTTTCAGTGGCGACCCCGAGAGAACGCTGGGGGCCTTGCTGTTTACTTCCCTGACTTCAAAGCCATCAAGGACGACCAGGATTATAGGATCAAGGTCGCCTTCCTGAAACGTGGTCGGGTAGACGATGGATGGCCAGAGTTGACCGCCAAAGGAACCTCGAGCACCGACGGGTCCAAGGGGTTGATAATGAAATTCGGAGGCGATGTTTTCCTTGCCGACATGAGAGACAGTCAGGGTGTCTCATTCGAGTACAAGGGCAACTACATTGGCGGCTTCAAATTAGACGGCTCTGGGCAGGCTGTGGCCATGCTTCAACGATGTGCCGCCGAGATACTGAAGGCTCATCCTGCTGATCCGTTCGAGTCTGATAAGTAGAACGAAGGGCAAGCTACGTTGCTTCATAGAGGGTCGTTGGTCACGATCCTGGTAACGCCTATCCTGCTCGCAGATGTGCGCCGCCCATAGTCATTAGGTTAAGCATCGAAGCAATGAGTAAACGCTCCGCAACGTAAGCTGTGGCAAATTGGAGCGAAGGATAGGAACAACCAGGGCGGCGAGCAATCGCCGCCTTTTCTCGTTTTGCGCTAAGTAGCTTGTGAAAAGAGGACCTAAGCCAGCACAAGCGCTCAATACGGGACCGGCAAGCAAGCCGATGATGCCCGACTACCTTACCGCCTCCGCCCAGGATGTGTGGTTTGAGGTGATCGAGCACGTAATAGCAAACGGCATCAACGCCAGTCATTCCAGCACGTTCGCGACCTACTGCTCTCTGGAGGCTGTCTGCCGCGAGACATTTGCCAAGGGCGATGTGCCACGCGGAGCGTACCTGACCGAGAAGCGCAAGCTGGCCGAGTTGCTTGGCATCAGCGGCCTAAGTTCACGCACCACTACTGGCACCAACGCCAATCCTCTATCGGCAGAAGCTAACCCCTACGGCGCTCTGCCGGATGCCTGACCATGCGCAAGGGCAAAGGGCACTTCGCGGACGTAGCGCTTCGCTACGCCAAGCAAGTCGTTGCCGGTGAGATCGCGGCCTGCTGGCAGATCAAGGCAAGCTGCGAGCAGTTCCTGGAAGCCGTCGAAGGCGACAGGTGGACGTTTGACGCCGCCAAGGTCGAGCGTGTCTGCCTATTTGCTCAGACGTTCCCGTACCTTGAAGGCACCCTTGCGGCCAAGAAGCTGCGCCTGCGCCTTGAGCCCTGGCAGGTGTGGATACTGGCCGCGCTGTTTGGCGTCGTGGACCAACATGGCCATCGCAAACACCGCGAAGCCTTCATCGAGATCCCTAGAAAGAACGGCAAGAGCACCTTCGCCGCCGTGATCGCGCTCTACATGCTGGTGGCCGACTACGAGGCCCGAGCCCAGGTCTACATTGGCGCAACTGCTCTCAAGCAGGCGGATTTCTGCTTTCAGCCCTGCCGCGAGATGGGCACTCGCTCACCCGGCTTCGTCACCCACTACGGCGTGCGCGTCACCAAGAAGAAGATCGAGACGCGAGACGGCAGCTTCCTGGAGCCCATGATCGGCGATCCGCCTGACGGATCAAACCCGCACCTCGCAATTCTGGATGAGGCGCACGAGAACCACAACTTCGCTCGCCAGCGACAGACGATGCTCACGGGCATGGGTGCCCGTACTCAGCCCCTGCTGATCACGATCACCACGGCAGGCTTCAACGAGGCCGGTGATTGCCGACTGCTTCAAGCGCAGTGCGAGCAGGTTCTCGCGGGCGAGATGACGGACGAGCGCCGCTTCAGCGCTATCTACACAATCGACAAGGGCGACGACTGGCGGGACTTCGAGGTCTGGAAAAAGGCCAACCCCAATGTGGGCGTCAGCTTCACCGAAGCACGACTGCGCGAACTGTATCAGACGGCCATGAACGTGCCGAGCGAGAAGCCCGGCCTGCTGACCAAGCACCTCAATGTCTGGCAGTCCAGCAACGAAGCCTGGGTCAACATGAAGGATTGGGACGGCAACGCAGACGCGATTCCGTTCGAAGAGTTAGCGGATGGCAGCAAGGCGTGGATGGGCGTGGACATTTCGCGCGTGGTGGACACGACCGCAATCGGCCTACTGGTGGAAGGACCAGAGCCGGAGCCTGTCCTACACTTCTACCCCTTCCTGTTCCTCCCCGAGATGGCCATCGAGCGACAGCCCAAGAACGCCACCGCGTATCGCGAATGGTCGGACAGCAAAGACCTGACGCTTACCTCGGACAATGAGACTGATTTCGCGGCCCTCGAAGCGCAGCTTCGTACGCTCTGCGAGCGGTTCAACGTCCAGGGAATAGCATTCGACCAATGGCAAGCAGCGATGATGGCGCAGCGCTTGGGAGAGAGCGGCCTGCCGGTCCGAACCTACCCACAGAACTTCCAGAACCTACACACACCGATGAGCCGGTTCGAAAAGCTGATCGCGCTCGGCAGGCTCAAGCACAATGGCAACCGCATGATGCGCTGGATGACTGGGAATGTCGTCGCCAGACAGCGTGGAGAGTTCATCAAGCCTGAGAAGCCGCCTCGCCGTGACGAGGCAAAGATCGACGGCTTTGTAGCAATGATGATGGCCCTTGGTCTTGCTTCAGTTGAAGAGCCTACAGCTATCGAAGTCTGGATGGACGTCCTCTAACCGCTTTCTGCCCTTTCTGCTAAATATCGGATGGCAGGCTTACTACAGTTCATCTTTGGCGCACCAGAGCGCAAGAGCGATCCAGCACCGCTGGAAATCCCAGTCGCCTCCGAGAACGACATTCGTCGCGATCTAGCGGCATCACACGACACCGCCGGAGAGCCGGTCAATCGACATACGGCCATGGAGGTTTCAGCCGTCATGGCCTGCGCACGAGTGATCAGCGAAGGCTTAGCGCAGGTCCCGTGCCGTGTGTTCCGCGAAGATGACAAGGGTTCGCCAGTACCAGCGCAAGATCATGCGCTTTACGACTTACTGAACCGCAAACCAAACGACTGGCAGACTTCCTTCGAGTTCAGGGAGCAGATCGGACTTCACCTGACCTTCGACAACAATGCCTTCGTCTACATCAATCGCGTAGGGAAGGTCGTCAAAGAGCTTTATGCTTTCACGCCCGAAAGCGTCACAGTCACCCAGAATTCCAGCATGGAACTGGCCTATCGTGTTCAAGGCACGAATTCGACTGCCATTGACGTACCGGCAGAGGACATGTGGCATATCCGAGGCCCTAGCTGGAACGGCTATCGCGGACTGAATGCTGTTCACCTCGCAAAGCGCAGCATCGGCCTTTCACTTGCTACAGAGAAGTACGGAGCCAAGCTGTTTGAGAACGGAGCACGCCCCGGCGGAATCCTGACTACAAGGTCTGGTACACAAGCCCTGAACAACGAGCAGCGCGCCGCTCTCAAGGCAATGTGGCAGGAGCAGCATCAGGGCACCGCTAACGCCCACAAGACGGTGCTGATGCCGTTTGAGATGGAGTTCACGGCCATTGGCGGAACCGCCAATGATGCGCAGTGGATCGAGAGTCGGCGCTTCCTGATCGAAGAGATTTGCCGCTTCTTCCGTGTGCTGCCGATCATGGTAAACCAGAGCGACAACAGCACCAGCTACGCATCGGTCGAGCAGCTATTCCAGGCGCATCTCACCCACACTTTGATGCCATGGTACGAGCGTTTTGAGCAGAGTGCCGACGCGCATCTGCTCACCGCTGACGAGCGCAGCAAGGGGTACTGCGTCAAGCTGAACAGCAATGCTCTCCTACGCGGCAGCACTGCTGAGCGAAGTCAGTACTACCAGACGATGATCACGCTCGGCGTGATGACCCCCAACGAGGTGCGCAGCAAGGAGGACATGCCGCGCAGCGATGACCCACAAGCCGACAAGCTGAACGGGGCCGCAAACCTATTCGGTGGCGCGAACAAGATGCCAAACCAGCCCGCACCGGGCTCTTCCCAGAGTAACGATACAAACGAGGTAGATCAGTGAACCCCATCGAGCAGAAGGCGGTAACACGCCTCGAATGTAAGTTCGCGACCACCGACGTGGACACCGACACAAAGGTATTCAGTGGGTACGGCGCGGTATTCGGTAATGTGGACAGCTATGGCGACGTGATTGCGCCTGGAGCGTTTGCGAAGAGCCTAGCAGCACACAAATCCGCCGGCACTTCGCCGCTCATGTTTCTAAACCATGACGCTTTCGGCAGTCTGCCTATCGGTCGCTGGACTGAGATGAGCGAAGATGGTTACGGCCTGAAAGTGTCGGGCGAGTTGCTCGATACCAGCATGGGACGCGACACCTACGTGGCGCTCAAAGCAGGCGCGATTACTGGCCTGAGCATCGGCTTTCGTCCCGTTGCCTTCGACATGCGCAGCAAGCCCGAAGATCCCCGCAGGACACTGAAGGAAGTTGATCTTGTAGAGGTGAGCGTAGTCACATTGCCAGCGAACCAGAAGGCGCGTGTTCAAGCTGTGAAAAGCATGGGCGAGGACATGAGTGTCCGTGACCTAGAGCAGCTCTTACGTGAATGCGGCTTATCGAAAAGCGAGGCAATCGCAGTTGCGAGCCAGTTCGAGAGCAAGAACGAAATTGCCGCAACGGCAGAAATGAATGCGGCTCTCACCAAACTACAGTCAGCAATGCGTTTCTAACCGCCTGGACTAAGTAAAAGGCAAGCCAAGCACGGAGGGATTCTGGAGTCGAGGTTGCGAGACAACAACCACGATGAAGGAGCCCATAATGGCCGACATCAATGACATTAATGCCCTCGGCAGCGGTTTTGAGCAGTTCAAGTCTGCTATCAATGACCGTCTGAACGAGATTCAGAAGAAGGGCAGCGTTGATCCGCTGACCGAGCAGAAGATCACCAACATGGCAGGCGACCTCGTCGCCCTCCAGAGCACTGTCACCGACCTCGCCAAGAAGTCCAATCGCGTTGGCGCTTCGGAAGCAAACGCGGACGTTGATGCGCATCGCGAAGCCTTCCTGAAGTTCGCTCGTAAGGGCATCGAGGGCAACCTCGCTGACCTAGAAGCCAAAGCAATGAGCGTCGGCAGCGACACCGACGGCGGCTACTCGGTTCCTGAAACCCTGAGCACCGCAATCATCGAGAAGGTCGTTCAGATCAACCCACTCCGCGCGCTTTGCGACGTTGTGACCAGCACCAGCGAGAACGTGAAGTTCCTCTACAACAAGAAGGGCACCACGTCGGCTTGGGTCGGTGAAACCGATGCTCGCACAGCGACCAATACCTCGCAGTTGGTTGAGATCACCCCTTCGTTCGGCGAAGTCTACGCGAACCCTATGGTCACGCAGAAGCTGCTCGACGATGCGGGCTTCGACGTAGAGGCGTTTATCGCAGCGGAAGTTGCGCAGGAGTTTGCTCGCGCGGAAGCAAAAGCATTCCTGAGCGGCGATGGCGTGAACAAGCCCAAGGGTATGCTGGCTGGCGCAACCGCACTGACTGGCGATGCGACCCGTCCTTACGGCACCATCCAGCACGTAGTGAGCGGTCAGGCAGCAGCACTGCCCACCGATCTCGCGGCGTTCTATCAGCTGAAGTACTCGCTCAAGGGCGAATACCGCTCCGGCGCAGGCTTTCTCGCCAACAGCACCACGCTGGCCAGTCTCATGAGCAAGGCAGACAGCCAGGGCCGTCCGCTCTGGCAGCCTAGCCTGATCATCGGTCAGCCATCGACCTTCCTTGGCGACCCTATCTGGGAATGTCAGGACATGGACGACGTTGCTGCCGGAAAGCTGCCCCTAGCTTATGGCAACTACAAGTCGGCATACATGATCGCCGACCGCATCGGCATTCGCATCCTGCGTGATCCGTTCACCAACAAGCCTTACGTTGGTTTTTATACCACGAAGCGCGTTGGTGGCGTCCTAAAGGACAGCGAAGCAGTGAAGGTGCTGAAGATCAGCGCCTAATCGCACAGACAGTTAGAGGAGAGCCGGGCGGAAACGTTCGGCTCTTCCTTTCTGATAAGTAGTTGATGGTTAATCCCGTTATCTTTCCGCAGCAGGTACGAGAGTGGTGCCGTATCGACGACACTGCCGAAGATGCTTTGCTCGAAACGCTGATCGCCACTGCTCAGGAGCAGGCAGAAGCGTACACTGGCAAGGTATTCTTGCCCATGGAATGTCCAGTAAGCGTCAAGCAGGCAATCGCCATATTTGTCGCTGACCTATACACCAATCGCGAGGGCAAGACGGTTGGCGAAGCGACCTTCTACCGCATCCTGAGCCCATACCGCGTGAGCGTTCTATGATTGCGGCCGGATCAATGGACCGCCGAGTGACGATCTACGCGGCAGGCGTGGAGCGCTCACCTACGGGTGTCGAAAAGCCAAGCTGGAACACAATCGCGACGGTCTGGGCAGCGCGCGAAAGGCTATCACTCACAGAAGTAAACCGCATGGCAGGCAAGGCTGAAGCAGCCGAGGCCCGCTTCGTCGTGCGCTACCGCAGCGACGTAACGACAGCCAACCAGATCGAGTGCGACGGACAGCGGTTCTGCGTCGTCGGCGTGGATGAGATCGGCCGACGCGAGGCGCTCGCCCTGATCGTGAGGGCCGTCTGATGCCCACGCGAAGCAGCTTCAAGCTAGATGGAGCCAAAGAGCTAAATGCTGCCCTGAAGGCGCTTGGCCCCGAGGTGGCAACCAAGGCTGGTGCGTCAGGAACGCGCAAAGCCGCGAACGTGATGCGCGATGCGGTCAAAGATGCCGCACCTCGCGGCACTGAGCCGACCAAAAAGACGTGGCGTAACAAGGACGGCACTCAGAACAGCGCCGATTACGGGCGACTTCACGAGAATATCAAGACGCGGAAGGTCAAGTCGCGGAAGCGGCAGACGATTGCCTTCGTTGTGACCACCGGCAGCGCTTTCTGGGGCCGCTTCAGCGAGTTTGGCACCGAGCATGAGGGCGCGAAGCCATGGTTTCGTCCAGCACTCGACCGGGTAGCTGGCGAGGTGGTCGATGCGCTCTCCCAGGAACTCAAAAAGGCGATTGATCGTGCCGCCAGAAAGGCACGAAAGTGATCGAAGCGACCCTAACCGCGCTGCTCAGCAGCGTTTGTCCACAGAGTTATCCCGTAGTTGTCCCCAAGGGCAAAAGTGCGCCGTTCCTGACTTACACGCGCGTCAGCACCCCTAGGTTGCGCGACTTCGACGGCCCGATTGGTACTGCGAAGCCCAGGTTCCAGGTCGATGTGTATGCCGCCGATTTCGACGCTGCTCGCACCCTGGCAACCAGCATTCGCGCGCTGCTTGACGGCTATCGAGATGAGGAAATCCAGGATTGCGCGCTGATCAACGAACAAGACATGAGCGACCTGACCAGCAATCCCGATCTGTCGCGCATCATGCTGGAGTTTCGCATCACGCACCGCGAGTGAGCCAACCAGATAAGTAATGGCGAGACCCGCTTATTGGGGTCGCGCCCAATAAAAGGAGAAGCCAACAATGGCCCAGGGAATCAATACTGCGGGCACCAAGCTCGAAATCGGCACCGGCGCAGGCGGTGCTACTTACATTCAGGTCAAGGGTTTTACCGACTTCAGCGGTCTAGGTGGCGGCTCTGCTGCCGTGATCGACAACACGGACTTCGACAGCGTTGCCAAGGAAAAGAGCATGGGTCTGCCTGACGAGGGTCAGCTTTCCGTCACCTTGATCTTCCTGCCCAAGGACGCAGGACAGCTTGCGCTTCGCGCAGCGCGCGGCACTCGCGCAGCAACCAAGTTCCGCCTTACCCTAAGCGATGGCACCAAGTACGAGATGACCTCATTCGTGCTCACCTTCGAGCGCAGCGGCGGCCAGGACGAGAACGTGAAGGCTACTGCCACGCTGGAAATCACCGGCGCAGTGACCGAAACGGCGGCGGCATAAGCCAATGACGAAGCTGTTCTCTCGCGCTGACTTTCTGGCGGCTAAACTACCAAGCGTTGACGTGCTCGTCCCAGAACTTGGCGAGGGCGCTTTGGCGCGCATTCAGCAGCTAAGCGTTCAGGGTAGGATTTCCTACCTTGAACGTATTCGAAGGTATCGCGAGGCTGTAAATGCCTACGAGGACGACCAGGACGCACCTGTTGAGGAGCGCAAGAACCTACAAGAGCCCGAGTTCTTGGACGTTTCGCTGCTGGCGCTTGTTTACAGCATTGTTGATGAGAACGGCGATCTGCTCTTCACTGAGGCAGACTTCCCCGAGATGAACAGGTGGGCGCATGCCGCCGTCGAGCGCATGTATTCGGAAATGATCAACTTGAACGAGATCAGGCGCTCCGTTCCTGCTGCCGTTGAGGCCGAAAAAAAAGGCTGAGGGAGAACTATGAGCTTCGGTTCGCAATGCGGCTGGCGCTCAAGTTGGGGAAAACGCTCTCCGAGTTAGAGACAATGCCTCGCGACGAGTTCGTCCGCTGGATTGCCTACTACCAGCTTGAGCCCTGGGGCTGTGAAGCTGAGGATCATCGGACTGAACTCGGTCTTCAGGTCCTCTGCTCCATCAATGGCGTGGCGAGTTCCAAAATACCGCGGTTCATCGACCGTGACCCCGAGGACAATTACAAGCCCGATCCAACTCCCGAAGAGTTGGACGAGAAGGTACGAGACTTCTTCATCGGCCGAACCGCCAAAGCGGAAGCGGAAACGCCTCCTCCAAAGAAGCCGCGCAAACCGCGCAAAGACAAGGGCACCAAGCGAGACTCTGCGGCAAAGGCCAGTACACCCGAGAAAATCAGTCCTCCCGCTAAGTAGTTAAAAGAACGGCGGAGGGCCGCATGGCACAACAAATTGGCGCATTGACCGCGTCCCTGGAACTACAAAGCGCCAACTTCATCAATGGCCTGGAGCGCGCGAGCAAAGCCACGACGCGCAACACGGAAGCGATCAACAGAGCAATGGATCGCACGGCAACAGCCGTGAAGGGCTTTGCCGCCGCGCTGGTGTTCGACAAGGCAATCGAGGGCGCTCGCAAGTACCTTGAACTAGCCGACGCCAACAAGAAGATGGAGGCGCAGCTCAGGCTTTCCACTGCGCAGATGGGCAATCAGGGCATCGCGATGCGCGATGTCGAAGACATCGCCAAGGAGACCCGATCAGAAGTCTCAGGCATCAGCGACCTGTATGCCAAGTTCATGCCCACCTCCAAGGAACTGGGCAGAAGCCAAGCAGACAACGCCCGTGCTACCGAGACATTCACCAAGGCGCTGAAGATCAGCGGCGCTTCCACCCAGGAGCAGCAGTCCGCTCAGCTTCAGATGGGACAGGCTCTTTCAAGCACAAGCGTCCAGTGGGAAGAACTTGGGCAGATCATGGAGGCTTCTCCTCGCATCACCAGAATCCTCACCGACAGCCTGGGCAAGACCAAGTCCGAACTCAAGCAGATGGCGAGCGAGGGCAAGCTGACCTCGAAGATGCTCTACGATGCGTTCGTGGACACAAAGATCACTGCGCAGATCGACTCCGAGTTTCAGGAACTGCCAGCGACTTTCGATCAGGCCAAAACGCTGATGGAAAATAGCCTCATGGAACTGGTTGGTGCTTTCGACCAAGGGAGCGGCATCAGCGACAGTATCGTTGACGGCATGAGCCACGGTAGCGAAGCCATGGACAATATCGTTGCCGCTGCCGAGGAAGCGGGCGCTGACATACGTGCCAACTTCGAGGGTCTGGACAACGTCTTCAATCCGCTGGGCGAGAACGCCAGCAACGTCATGGAGTGGATCAGAAGGGACGCCAACTACACCCGCGAGACAATCGGCAACCTGCTGCGCTTTATCGACAAGGCTCACAACGCCTACGCCTGGGCAGACAATCTGGGCACTCGCGCGGAGAACGGGACCAAGCGCGTGCTCAATCGCATGATCGACCGCTCCGGCGGCGGTCAGCACTTCGTCGAGACTCCGCTTATTGAGCGCTGGCACATGGGCGACGACTACGATGCTGGCTGGCAGCGATCTCGCGTTCAGTCAGCTCGAAACAAGGTCATCCGCAACATCAGAACCTATGGCGGCAAGGACTACCGCAACTTCTCAGGCAAGGGTCTCACAGATGCGCAGCTATCTGAGACTGCCCGCAGGGTAACTGCCGACATTCGCGCAGGGCGCACGGTGGATCACGGGACGGGCAGAACGCCTCCTCCAACACCTCCCAGGAACAAGGGCGGGCATAGCGCCGCCGACAAGGCCGAGCGGGAAGCCGAAAAGGCCCGTCGCGAACAGGAGCGTGCTGTCGAGAAATCCCGTCGTGACCTGGAAGCGTTCACGGCAGACAAGAACCGCGCGGACGGCGAAGAGCTAGACAGCAGGGCTGCGCTGGCAACGGTTGGCCATGAGCGGTTTGAGTTTGAGCAGCAGGCTCTCGATCAGGACCGCAAGAACCGCATGGACCAGATCGATAAGGACGGTCCCCAGGGTAGCAAGCGCTATACCGAGGCACAGGTCGCGGAACTGAAGAGCATCGAAGAACGCATTACGGCCAACAAGAAGCAGGCTCTCACTTACAAGGAGTCCGAGTTCAATGCGCAGGAGGAGTTGAAGCTGAAGAGCGGCTCACTCCAAAACGCCGAAGACATTGCCCAGCTTCAGAGCAGCATGGCGAAAACGGCGAAGGACCGCCGTGCCGCAGAGTTGCGCTTGCTCGATCTTCAGATCGAGCAGGAGAAGCTAGCGCTGGATGCGATACTTGCTACCCGGGACGCCACCGATGCGGAGAAGGAGGTCGCCAAGCGTCGTCTGGCCATGCTGCCGCAGCTTCGTGCCGCGCAGGGCAAGCAGGTTGAACAGCAAACCATGGGACCGCTGGCGCAGTACCTGGATGCTATTCCCAAGACAGCCGACGAGATCAACGAGGCGCTTCAGAACGTAGAAGTAGACGGACTTGAGGGGCTTCAGAGCGGCTTGCTTGATTGCATCAAGGGCGCAGGCAATCTGGGCGATGCGTTCACGAAGATGGCAGACACCGTTGTCGATGGCCTGCTTAAAATCGCGCTCCAGCAACTGCTCGTCAAGCCGCTTGGCTCCCTGCTGTTTGGCGGTGAGAGCAGCGGCGGCGGGGGTCTGCTGGGCGGCTTGATCAAGGGCATTGCGGGTCTTGGTGGCGCGGCAGCTGGCGGCTCATTGGCGAGTGTGGGCTCGTCGGCAGGAGCAATCGGTTCCGTAGGCTCAAACGGGCTGCTGAACTTCTCGGGCTTCAGGGCCAATGGTGGTCTTACTCGACCGGGCCGGTACGTGGTGGGCGAGCGTGGCGCAGAGTTGGTGGATATTGGACAGAATGCCAATGTGATCCCGCATCACAAGCTGGATGCTGTACGCGGTAACGGTGGCAACAACGTGAACGTGACATTCGGCTCAATCACGAGCAACGATCCCGAGGCCGTCAAGGCTATGGCCGTTCAGGCAATAATCGAGATGTCGCCAATGCTGACGCAGAACGCCATGAACGCGACCATGGCCAAGCTACAGCGGCCACACATGTGATCAGCGACGTTTAGAGCCTTCGATAAACAGGCCAATCACTGCCCAAACCGCTTCGAAGAGCAGGACGGCGACAAAGAGAACGCCGGCGAGCACAGCCTTTCCGATGTCAGCGGCCGCACTGGTGTGAGCGCCGCGACTCGTGCCGCCTCCTGACCACTCACCAGGAATGATGCCGTCCGGTCGGCCTCTTCGTCCCGTAAGAGTATCAAGTGCTGATTGATCGTCCCGATCCATTCCGCGCTCCCCAAATGCTTGTCGGGGCATAGTCTGCTAAGTATTCGATGGCCACCTATCCCATCGCATTCCCACCGCAATCACCTGCCCAAGAAAGCCTCCGCGTCGCCTTTCAACAGGCCGTCATGGAGAGCCCGCACACCTTTGCGCAGCAGACAGTCAGCAACGCCGACCATTGGGTCCTGGAGTTTGTTTGGCCCCGCATGTCGCATGGTGATGCCGACCGTGTCGCGGCATGGCTCGACAGCCTCAAAGGGCAGATTGGTACGTTCACCTACACACCCAGGAACGCTTATCGCTCTGCCCTTACCGGCCGCACCCTGGCGTTAGCTGCTTACAGCTACTCGGACACGGTGAGCGTGGGAGGCTGGGCCAGCAACTCACCCTCGGACCTGTTCCTCGGACAGTATTGCCAGATCGGCGAGCGGCTTCACCGCATTACGTCAGCACCGGCCAATGCGGACGCGAGTGGGCGTTGCTTGATCGAAGTCGTCCCGCAGGTCCGTAAGACGCAGAACGCAGGTACGGCGGTCGAGTTCGTGAAGCCTAAGGGCACATTCCGCCTGACCACAGCAGACAGCTACGCTTATACGCTCGATACCGATCGCCAGCCCAGCTTCCCGACCATCAACGCAAAGGAGGCTCTCTAATGCGCGTAGGTATGAACGCAGAGGTGCTTGCTGCTCTCGCAGCCAAAGGCATCACCACCGCAATCATGGGCAGGCTCGATTTCAAAAGCGAGACGGTTTGTATCTGGACGGGCGCAGAGGCACTGACTGTTCAGGGCAGCACCGACAGCCTGCTCAACAATCAGACTTTTGATCCGCTCGTACACGGCGTTGTTCTCGACATTGGCGAAAACAACATGTCGATGGCCGGGAGCGATGCTCTCAAGATCACGTTAGGCATCCCCTCCGATCCCAGCGCAGCAATCACGGCAGCGATTGTCTATCCCGACGAGTATCAGGCTCGCCCTGCGACGCTCTGGCGCGCGATCATGATCCAGAGCCCAATTCCGGGTGCGCCAGCCACTTGGGCATTCCGTCGAATTCGGACCGGCCGCATGGATACGCTGGAAGTCTCCAATGACGGCAGTACGCAGAAGTTCGTTCTCGGCATCGAGGGCCACGCCGGTCTGATCAGCAACGCCACTAATTCAACTTACATGAGCCAGAAGTCCCTTGATCCCGCTGACACGAGTCAGGACTATGTTTTGGCCTGCGCCAATGGTGACCCAGCGCCAACCAAGGCAGCTGGCACGGGTCTGGTCCGTGCTGGTCAGATCATCCAGCAGAACCAAGGGTTAGATCGGTCATTCCGGTGATGGATGGGCCGCCTAACTCCCGTCCCGCTTTTCGATCGCAGCCCTGGCTTGCTCTGGCAGACTGCTAAACATCGCGTCTACATGCTTCGGCTCACTAATCATCTTTTCTGCTATGAGGTTGACGAGATTAAAGAGCTGATTAGCGGTTGAACGATCGTCTCTTAGATCGATCTGGCCGGGGTGTACGGCATTGTTGCCGACCACCCTCACGATATCCAGTGCCTGCTGTATACGGCGGTCCAGGCCCTTTTCCACCAAAGCTTTAATGTCTGCGTTGATGTTATGGCCAGCTTCGCCGAGATGCTCACACAACTTCTGTATTGCTAGTCGTAATAAAGCGGCTGCGCCGCGCGGCGACAATGCCACGATCTTGGCAGCCTCGACGAAGTCCCTGGCGACGTGCTCGGGGAGATCTGGATTTGGTTCGATCGCTGTCACCACCACCGGCCAGACTACCTTGTCGTAAACCCAGATGCTGAACTGGTGACAATTGTAGCAGCGGCTTACGCTGGCGTTATGAAGAGCCCGGCCATAAGACGTCTGCTCTTTATAATCGACAAAAGGTAACCCCGATATCATTTTGGCGACGAAGGCCTTCATTCCGTCAGCATCGCGCATGTCCTCCCAAAGGACCTTATGATCTTCCAGCTCACCAGCAAGATAGACTGGCGGTTTGTCGTCGGTCGTTCCGGATACGACCACATTAAACCAATGCTGGGACGTAAGGACGCTACAATGCGGGCAGTTGAATGCCCTCAAATCGATGGCCGGAGTAACAGTAGTCGGCATAAACCCTCTTCGTAAGCCTGCTTGCCTGACAATATCGGCACCACCGAACGCAGTAGCAGATCGTTCGAACATCGCGAGCATCTAGGTGCCACCTCAGCATGCCCTCCTGCTAAGTATTGGATGGAAGCCAACCCATCCACGATTGTACGCGCGCCCGATTGGGAAGAGCGCCTTGCCCTTTACCTCGACAGAGTAGCCGAAGAGCGGTTTGAATGGGGCGTCCACGACTGCGCACTCCACGCCGCAGCCGCCGTCAAAGCACAAACCGGCGTAGACCCGGCCGCAGCGTTCAGGGGCACGTACGACACCCGTACAGGGTCCGCTGAAGCCCTGCGCAAGCATGGCGCAGGTACGCTGCTCAGGACAGTAACGGCGTGGCTGGGCGAGCCCAAGCACGTTAGCCAGGCCAAGCGCGGCGATATCGTGATGAAGGACCGCACGACGCTGGGCGTCTGTGTTGGCCTCTACAGCTACTTCGTGGGCGAAGAACACGGCCAAGAGGGCCTTGTCCACGTCCCGACTGCTGACTGCTCACGCGCCTTCACGGTGCCCTTCATGGCTCCCTCCAGCGTGGAGGGCCGCTAATGTCGAAGGTCCTCAAAGTCGTCGCAATCGTAGCTATTGCGGTCGCCGTTATCGTCTTTGCTCCGCAGATCGCGGGCGTTCTGGCCAGTGTCGCTGGCTCGCTAGGTGTCACAGTCACGGCGGCGGCGGTCAGCACTTGGCTAATCGGTACGGCTATCAGCGTGGCGTTGACCGCATCGCTGAGCCTGTTTCGCAAGACGCCCAACATGTCGAACAGCATGGCGGACAGGCTTAATGCGTCCGTCAATCCCACGGCACCTCGCAAGATCGTCTTTGGCCGTACCGCAGCAGGTGCCGATGAACGCTACTTCGAGACTTACGGAAACAAGAAGGACCGCAACGCGCAGGTAATCGCGCTGGCCTCGCACAAGGTCAACGCGGTCACCGCCTACTACGCCGAGAACGACCTCGTATGGACCGGCGCTGGACTGCTCAGCCACGCTGACGGCATCGAGAGTATCCGAGCGGTAACGGAAGGGCGGCCGGGTAGCGGTTTCGCGGTTGGCTCAGGCGCTTATTGGAAGAGCACCGCCAGCTTCACGGGCTGCGCATACATCGCGATCACCTGGAAGCTGAGCAACGATGCCTGGCCCAGCGGCCTACCAAGCAGTACCCGCACAATCGTTGAGGGTTGCCCGGTTTACGATCCTCGCCTGGACGGCAGCATCGGCGGCTCGGGCTCGCATCGCTTCGACAATCAGAACAGCTGGACGTGGCGCAACGGCAGTGTGGAGATCGGGCGCAACCCTGCGCTCTGTCTGCTCACCTACCTGATCGGTTGGAAGATCAACGGCAAGATCGTCTGGGGTATGGGCATCCCATCCGCCAACATCGACTTCGACAGCTTCCGCACCTACGCCAACCTCTGTGAAGAACTTGTCGCCACACAGGCCGGTAGCACGGTCCAGCGTTATACCTGTGACGGCATCTACAGCACGTCTGATACCCACGAAACAGTCCTCAGCGGCATCACCGCCGCAATGGGCTCCTGTAAGCTCGTGGACGTTGGCGGGGCGTACACGATTGTTGGTGGCTACGACGACACTGCCGGTCCCAAAGTCGCGCTCACTACGGACGATCTAATTGGCGCAGCAGGCAGCGCGAGCCCTTACGTTTGGATGCCCGCTCCAGCCTCGCGCGAGCGCTTCAACATCATTCGTGGTCGCTTTGCCGATCCTTCCAACCTCTACCAGCTAAGCGAGTGGGGCGACCCAATCGAGCAGCCGGCGCTCGCGGATGACGTGCCCCGCACTATGACGCTCGATCTGGGCTGCGTCTCCAGGCCTGAAACATGCCAGCGCATCGCCAAGCAGTTTCTGCTTCGCGAGTATCTGACCCCCGGCAAGTTCAGCGCGACCTTCGGACCAAACGCCTTTGCGGTCACCGTGGGCAGCTTGGTCACACTCACCATTCCCAAGGAGGGCTGGAACGCCAAGCTGTTCCGCGTCGAGGAGCAGACCGAGACGCACGACATGTTCTACCAGATGACGCTGCGCGAAGAGAGCGCAGCCATCTACGCATGGGATCGCGAAGAGAAGCCCCTGCCACCAAACATCCGTCCAGCGGGCTACGATCCCAAGGACACCCTCTCGCCGGAGAACCTGACCGCCACGAGCGACAGCTACCCCGGCGCCAACAATTACCACGTCTCCGAGGTTCACGTCTCATGGACGCCCGAGGACAGCGGTCGCGTATCCGGCATTCAGATTGAGAGCCGACCAGCTGGCCGCGAGTCTTGGACCGTTCAGACCTCTTTGTTCGATCCCAAGGCTGGTAGCCTGATCTTCACCAGTAACGCGCCGGGCATCGACATTGAAATCCGTGCTCGCTTCCGCATGACCACCGCCGTCTACGGCCCCTGGGTGATGACCAGTGTCGCTACTGCGCCCGTCGATACAATCGACATGCCTGCGCGTGACGCGGCTGGTAACGCCCAGAACGCAGCCGACAACGCGCAAGACACAGCCGACACGGCAAACGGCAAAGCCGACAATGCTCTGGACGCTGTCACGGACGACAACGGCCATATCATTCGATCCAGTACGCTGGTGAAGTCCGTCACCGATCTGGAAGCCACCTACGGCAAGACCATCGACGCCGCCAAAAGTGCCGACGCGGCGGGCGTAGCAGCCACGAACGCGCAGACCGCAGCCAACCTCGCAGATACCTCAGCCGACGCGGCAAAGTCCTATTCGGAACTTGCGGTCCAGGCGCACAATGACGCGGCAGCAGAAGCAAGGGCCGCAGCTAGCAGCGCTTCGTCCGCAGCAGCCGCACAGGACGGGGCCAATCAGGCAGCTGGCGCAGCCGAGAGCAGCAAAACAGTAGCCCAGACCGCCGCAGGTCAGGCGAACACGTATCGCGATCAGGCTTCCACAAGTGCGCAGGATTCGGCAGGATCGGCCAACACTGCTTCCAGTCAGGCCAGTTTGTCAGCCACTTCGGCAAATCAGGCCGCACAGCTTGGATCGGGTAATCTCGTCCGCAAGCCTACTTTCACGGACGGTACTTCAACCGGCTGGTGGGCTGGAACTCCCTTCGTCAATATCGGCATGGATGGCGGCATACCTGCCAACCCCGGCTATCCGTGGCGCGCAATCGTCGCGGGTCGTGACAACCTGATCTACGAACCCGGCGATGGTATTCGTCGTGCGTGGGGCGGTCGCAAGTTACACGTCCGTGCTCTCGTCTCGTCCATCAACACCGATCATCCTGTTGGTGCTGGCTTCTTTGCCGATACAGCAGATGGCGGCCGCAACTACGTTATCAATCTAATCTCGCCGCGCGTGGGATGGACGTGGATCGACTACGTGACGGACGTGCCCGCAGGTGTGGTGCTGATCAACCCCTGGATACAGATCAGCAATTCGACCTCGACTATCGGTACAGCGGCAATCGCCTACTTCGAGATCACCGATGTTACGGAGAGCACATTAAGCAGGGACTACGCAACTGCCTCCAATACGAGCGCGAGCATTGCGAGCACCAAGGCCGATCAGTCGGGCACGAGTGCGCTGGCAGCAAGTCAGTCAGCGCAACAGGCACAGGGTTTTAGCGGCTCGGCGCAAACATCGGCCCAGGCGGCATCGACCTCGGCGGCAGCAGCCGATGGATCAGCGTCCGCAGCCGCATCCTCGGCCAGTTTGGTTACTACTTACAGGGACCAAGCGGTAAGCGCGGCGGCACAGGCCAAGTCCAGCGCAGAGAGTGTAAGTGGCGCGGCAGGATCACTGGCCACGCGCGTTGATAGTGTCGAGGCAACAGCAAACGGCGCAGCCGCGTCCGCAAGCATCTCTTCCACGGCAGTCAGCAACTTAAAAACTGAACTGGCCGGAGCGCGTCTCCAGCTAAGGACGACGTCACCGGGTGGCGACGCTTATGTTGATATCGTGTCCGACAGCCAAAACGGCGGCAGGCTGTTCTTTGGTGGCAACGCCACTTTCAACGGGGCCATCGAAGTCGTTGGCGCCGATGGAGGTGGAGGCACGAGCAAGATCACAAATAACGGGATCACGGCAACCAAGGGCGGCTGGCGAGTCGATATTGGTATCTACTAATGGGAGTAGGTATCAGACACACGACGCCCAGTGGCATCGTCTACCTGGACACATTCGACACCGGGTTCACTGCCATCTTGGGCAGGATCAACTTGGCCAAGAACAGCAGCTTTACCGACAGCAGGATTGCGGATCGTCCCGTTACATCGTTTTGGTATGGTCCGTCAGGCACTCCGTACGCCAGTGTCAGTGTATCGGGGAACACCCTGTACACCGATGGCTCGGGCAACGGTGGTACTCTGGTTTACGGCGTAAGTGGCGGTGGGCCCGCTATAACGAACAATGGCGACCGCGCGGGCTTCAGGCTGTCCAAGGATGGCCTGAACGTCATCGACGAGACGCTGTATGGCTGGCACCTCGTTGCCAAGGGCACAGTAGGAACAAGCACGGGTGATCCACCTGTCCTCGTCCCGCATCCGCCAGGACAAGCGCCTCTGATCGCGTTTGCTCCCAGCTACGGCAAGGCAGCAGTTATCGGCATGAGCACAACGAGCGGCGGCACGTCGATGAAGCTGACTGGTGCTCCTGGCACGGTCAAATGGTACGCCTTTGGTGAGTACAATCCAGCGAGCAATTACAGTCGCGGCCTGGGTGTGCGCTGGAGCAAAGATGGCGTGGTGCTGGGAGACACTAGCGTCCCGTCGCTGCGCATCGTGCGCGCCAATGTCCAGTTCAGCGCTGGCGGTTTCGCCAACGGCAACAACTCCGGCGATCAGGTGATCAACCTGGCAGCGCAGACCAACGGCAAGAAGTACGCCGTCATTATCAGCAACCCCGGCTTTCACTTCGACAGTTCGGGGCAGTTTGGTTCGGGTCAGACTACGACCAAATGTATCGGTGCGTATCTCGATCCAAATGGCATCGACATATACGGAACTGGCGTCGTGTACTCCACCAGCCCTGGTGGCAGTAATTCACCTACCCTGAACGTAGGCGGCACCTTTCAGGTCATCGACGTGACGGGCTTTGACGAGTTCTGAGGCCGCGGGGGCATTCGCCTAGCCGTGCGGGCCAACTGACGCTCAGCAGGGCTCTGAGGGGTAAATAGGACAATGAAGCGCTCAGTCCTCTCCCGCATCGGTTCCGTCGTGAAAGCGGCCAAGCCTCACATCAACTGGACCACGTTGGCGATTGCGTTGGCATTGGCCAGCACCTTCGGCCTAGTCGCACCCGACACGGCTACGAAGCTGCGCGATGTCGTGGCACTGTTGCCTAGCAGTACTGGTGATCTGGTCCGCGTCGCCGGTGTTACCAGCGACCCGGTGAAGTAATGCCTAGCACTCACGATCCGATGATTCCCAGTGACATGTGGCAGATGCTGATCCGAATTGAGACAGCTACGGCCCGCTCTGAGACCAAGATCGACGGGCTCTCTGAGAAGCTCGGCGTAATCGGCCGCGTAGACGATCACGAACGCAAGCTGGAGGAGATTGCGGCCAAGATGGCGCAACGCGAGCTTATGGTTGTCGAGTACCAGGGCGTTAAGGCGGACGTGGCAGAGTTGAAGGCTTGGCGCTCCACACAGGACGGCACCGTTCAAGGTCTTGGCCTGGGGTGGAAGCTGCTCGCGGCTGCGTTTGCCTTTCTCGGCGGCGCCGGAACTCTTTTTGGCGTTCAGAGCCTCGCGCATCCCAAGCAGGTCCTAGAAAGCAAGGCGACGGTTGAACGCAGCATCAGCGTGCCTGCGCAATCGGGCCCGCGCTAACTCAGTCGAGCCGCCGCAACTTACTACCGCCCGCCCGCGCAAATCGGGTTGATCTTGGAAAGATCCTAGATAACGTGGGGCAAACGGGGGATTTCATGTCGGCAGATGTTTGGGTCATCGTCTTCGGTGTCGTCATTTGGGCGATCAGCGTCGGCATAAAGCTGAGGAAGCAGCGCGACGCTGAAGATGCGACGTTCGCGGGTGAGCATCAGGGATGGGACATTTACAAATCCGCTTACAATCGCGGCGTTCTCGCGTTGGATCATGCCAATAGGCGCATCGCCATCGGTACAGTGTCCAACCATATCGAACGACCTTGGAGCGACATCTCGGCCGTTGAGGTCGAGAAGAACGGTCAGTCGATAATTCAGACGAACCGTGGTTCGCAAGTAATGGGAGCGGCCGTTGGAGCCGTCCTGCTAGGTCCGCTCGGCCTGCTGATGGGCGGCATGTCGGGCTCGAAGCGGCAGAGAGAGCGGATCAACGAACTCAGCCTGAAGGTGCTGATCGATGATCGCGCCGCGCCTGTACATCGGATCACCTTCTTCCGCATGGCCGGCGACGGTGTAGATGCTCAAAGTAGCACTCTGAAAGTCCCTGCTTCTCAGATGGAGCAATTTCAGGCGCTGCTCGCAAACGCGATCCGCTCGGACAACCGCAGTTTTGCCAAGCAGCCAATCGCAGCAGCAATCGCCGAGGCGTCCAACTCGGATCGTATCGCTAAACTGTGGGAGTTGAAGCAGGCGGGAGCACTGACGGCAGAGGAGTTTGAGTCTGAGAAGCGGGCTGTGCTGTCGGGCGGTTGGGCGCCTTCCGCGCAGGCAATAACCGCACGTGATGGGGCGGGGTCAGCCGCCTAGCGTTCGCCGCTTCACTCATAAAGGGGGGTGCCTTGAAAGCTACGAACGACGACGGCCTGTTCTATGCCCTTCTATGGTCTACCGCTGGCTTGCTCGTCGGGGGCGCAACGATCGCCTTGATTGATGGGTACCGCTGGAACGGGCTACTTGGACCATGGCTGTTCAGCGACGAAACAAGCAACTTCGCCACGCTTTTAGGTTACGTCCTAGTAGCGGCCAGCGGCCTCTTCGCTTACCAACGCTGGGGGCACGACCGCCGCATCAAACGGATAGAACTACTTATGGAGCGCTTAGGCAGCTTCAACGAGACGCCTGGTGCTCGCAATGCCGTTATGATGCTTTATAATCATGATCGGATGATCCCTCTTTGGGATCAAGACGAGCCGCCTGAGAAGAGATACGTGCGCGTAACCTGGGCAGAGGTGGAATTCGCTCTGATCCCACATCCAATCTATCCCGATCGGTTCGACCCGAAGCTAAGCGCAATTCGTGATTGCTTCGAGGACTACTTGAGTCGGATGGGGCAGATCTGGATCTATCTCGAGCTTGGTGTAATTACCTCTGAAGATGCGCGGAAGATACTCGCTCCTTGGCTGAGACGCTTTGGGCTCGTCGAGCAGCGTTCCAAAGTAGTCCGAAATCTGCGCCTTTATATTCGCTGGCGCAAACTAGAGCCAGTGGAGAGACTGTTTGCCACGTACGATGTGGATTTAACGGACACCGCGATTGCGGACTGGCAGGCGCTTGATGTCGAGGTTAATGGTGAGAAAACTACTGACGCCTACGCGGAACTGCGTATATTACGACCAGCGTGATGATCACTGATCATCGTATCGAGGCTGAGGCATGCTTGCGCTAGGTTGCGTACTTGGGTGATTGGATTGTGGTCAGCACGCCTTTGATGCGTCGGACCATCTTTGCTTCGCCTGCTGCCACGGTGCGGAGGTGCTGCTCTACTTCATGTCGGGCCAAACCAGCCCTCTGTAGCTTCAGCGCGAGGACGAAGAATGCGTTATTGCGCTTTCCAGTACCGGAACAGGTTGCCTGATACTCCCCAAGCGCATGATCGACGCGGGCTTGGCGGTTTCCGCCAACTGGACCAGCAACGACTACCTGCTTGGGCGTCTCGGGAGGCAGCAAGGCATCGAAGACCCGCATGTCCGTGCCCTGGACACCTTCCAGCATGGCTAGTGGGTTTAGGATCGGATCAGCGATGTCGTCGGGAAACCAATCGAGAAGCCATGTGTCACCGGCAGGATTGATACCTGGACGGATGAACAGCGAAGCCTCGTTCAGCTTGGAAGTATCGAAGCCACTGCCCGCAACGGGATGGCCAGCGTCCTCAAAGCGCTGGAGCAACAGCTTCCTCACAACCTGATCGGCTTGCGGCGTCATCGGCGTGGAAGTTGGAATGTAAACGCGATAGCGACCGCTACCCGTGAACGTGGGCGTCATAATCCAGCGCACATCGGACAGCACTTCCTTGAACACGTCGACGGTCACTGTACCGCCGTCATTGTCGAGAAAGATGCCACTGATTAGAAATGCGTTACTCTTGCCGCGCTTGGTCTTTTCGGCCTTGTCGGGATCAAACAGCGTGGGGCTTAGATGGACGTTCATTGCCTTGTCCAAACCCAAGGGTTCGCGCATCAGGCTCTTGTAAGCCTCTGCGATCAGAGCCACCGAACCATCGACGCATTCGCCAACCGCATGTAGCTTGGTTGGGAACGTACTAAGCCAAGCCGTCTCAGTCGCTACATCGTTCTGCTCTGCGATCAGCTTCTGCCTAACTTGCTCCACCTTACGACGCTGGTCCTTGTAGTCCCAAATAGCAGGACGGCCCAGCGTGGTTTTAACGCCAGCCGTGTCAGGGTTGGCCAATACCGTCGCACCAGGAAAGAACTGCGCTAGGTAGTCAGCTGCGCTGCGATCCATCACAACAATGTGCTTGGGGCTCTTGTCGTCAGGATTGCGCAAGCTGGTACGCATCACGGCCTGATAGACACTCTGATGGTAGCAGGCGTTGCGGATGGCTTCCTTGTCGCCAGCAGTGAACACAACCTGCCCCTGAAAGCGCTGCGTGTCGCTCGTTGGATTGAGCGCAGCAAGGAACGCGATCCTGTGCGTTCCCGAGTATGTGTTCAGGCCGTGACATACGCTGCTGATGTTCTGACCGGATAGCTTGCTGCTTGCTGCCTCTGCCTCGTCTAGGTTAGGCACGTACAAGTAGGGCTGACCACCAAGGCGCTGCTCAACAATGTCAAGTACCTGATCGTAAACCAACTGCTTGTTAATCGTCTTGTCCCGGAACGTCTTGCTCCAGTTACGTTCAAACAAGTACTCAATCGTGAGCAGATTGCCGTTGCCATGCGTCTGGTAGCGCAGGGCCTTGGTGATCCGCTTGTGGGGCGTCCATGTGACGCCTTGTTCCTTCCAGGCATGGTACAAGGCAGTGTCCTCAAACATAGCCGCAAGCACGGTCACGTTCCTGAAGCCGCCAAGCAGACTAGGCTTGAGCAGCGTACCAAACAGCAACCGAGGTGAGACGTTCTGGACGGTCTGATGCCAGGAGTTGCGATCCACAAATAAATCAACATGGGGATCGAACACGGCACGGAATACGCCATTCGCAATTGCTAGTGCGCCGTCCTCGTCCTTGTTGATCATTTGCGCCTGTGCCTGTCCATGAAAGCCATGGCGCACGGTCACAGGGAGATAGCTGTTTGATCCCAGTGCGATCACATCGAGGTAATCGGTGATGATTGCGTGCTTGGTCGTGAGACGTGGAACGGACATCTCGGTAGGCTGGAAGGTCTCATCGACGATCAGATGCCAGTCGCCTGCGCGCGGCCATTCAGCGGCCATCGTGAGTAGCGTCTTGTGAGTGATGATCAGCAGTTCACCCGTGCTCGTCGGGGTCGTGCGCAGATGGTTCATCAAAGCCGTCCAGGGCGCTGCCTGAGTGCTGCTGTCGATCAGGGTCACGTTCAAACTCAGGGCGACCGCATTGCGATGCCATTCGGCCGAAAGTGCGATGCTTGGAGTTGCGACTGCGACCTTCTTGCCGAGCGCGACCTGTTGCGCTGCGTGGCGAAGAGCAGAGTGAGTTTTACCCGTACCCGCTAGGGCGCTTACATAGTAGAAGGTCTGTGAAGTTGTGGTGCTCGTCATGTGGTGCCTCGAGTCGAAGAAGCCTGGGAGAAGGCACCACACTTTCCCCCAGGCTCTACAACGCCCGGTTCTGCCGGGATTTGTAAATCTCTTGATGCGCTTGATGTGGTGCCCTGCGCGTCTACTTGTATTTACTCGATCTACCCGTTTGGGGGCTCAAGCGGCTTGCCACACGATCAACATACATGAACGGCGCTGCTTGCGTCTATATATTTGAACAGCAATCGCCCTGGCGGCTCTGCCTTTATTCCGATTGTGAGTGAGTAACGAGGAGTGGGTGAAACCACGACCACAGGGACAGAAATCTCAGAGGTCTTCGTCAGCCATGTATTCTAGGGTTCACTCTGCGATTTCTGATCATTTTCTGCGCTTAATCCTCTAATAACTCTTATAGAGACTTTAGCGCAAAATCTGACGATATTTCGCAGACCTATCTTCTTCTCACATCAGCAATCACGAACTGGCAGAGCCGTCAGGGAGCGGTTGGGCCAGAAGGCTGGTTGTTCTCGGATAGAAAGGTACTACCAGTGCGATCTCTCACACCAGCAGTCCCTGATCCTCATCCGGCCTTCTTGAACGCCTTGCGGAAAGCTGCCTTGTCCTCGGTATTGTCGAAGATGACATACCAAGCACGAGGCTCGCTGCCCTTCATCGTGCCAGTCAGGAAGTCCGCGTTGTCTCGTGTGCCGTGTTTGCTGAAGGTATAATCCTGGCCCAGTATGCCCGCCTTCTGCCAAAGTGAACTCACTCCGGGATCACCCTGAACTCGGGTTGTGCGTATCAGCGAGACCATCCCCTTGTAGGTCATACAAGCCAGGATGTAGGGATGCTGGCACTTGGTATTCAGCCAATCGGCCATCTCCTTACGGTCGCCAGCCATGAAGTGGAGGTCTACTTTCAGCAGACGGTTGAACGTGCTCCTGTTGATCACTGGCCAACCTCCTGACGAGCAATCGCAATCTCGTGCGCCCGCTTCAGTGCCCGCCCATTGGGGCAGATACAGAACGCCAATCCGCCACATTCCACACCTGCCGCAGTGAATACCTTGCCGCGAGTGTCGATGCTTCCATTGCTGCCACAAAGCATACAGCCAACGCCTGTCATGCTTTTGTCCGCGCAGAACTCGTCCCACCAAAGGTCGAAAAACTGCGTCTTTGTGATTTTGCGCTTCAAACTAAGTCTCCAGTCCGAACCTGAATTGGTTCGATCTGATCGGCACTGGAGAGAGTGGCCCCGGTTCGCCGGGGCCATGGTAGTCACGGCTTGTCAGACGCCACGGTGAGGATCAGCCGTCACAAAGGATCGCTGCTCTCACCGGGCAGAGGCTCACAACCGTGCTGCTCGCGAAACTGCGGCGACTGACAGGATTTCCACCAAGCGCGAGCCTGGGCTTGACCTTCAGTCTTCGGGGAGTCGAGTTCACCTTCAGCTTTACCACTAAGCACCGCTTCAATTATTTCTTTGCTGCTAGGTTCAAACGGCCTCGACGCACGATGCCACATCCTCGCCTGATCCCATACGAGCGCCCTTGCCCACGGACGTGGAAGGCCTTGGAGGTGATTGCCCACGTTCGCGATGGTCGGGCCATAACCCTGGCCCCGAGTAAACCACACCATGGAACCGTAATTGTCGAAGGAGTCGAAGGTAAGACCTCTGAGCTGCCAGCTGTTCCCCAAATCTGATTCAGCGATGGCCATGTTGCCCCAGTACTCACCCGTCGGATCTTCACCCAAGACGGCTTCATCGGAGCCGCCGAAGCGCAGCTTGAAGAACATGGCTTGTCTGGCAGTCAGGCGGATAGCTGCGTCGAACCGCACAAATTGCCCATTCATCCGGAACAGGTTGTCGCGGCAGATTTTCCATGTACGCTTGTAGTTGGCTGGGTCTACTTTGCTCCCGACCATGCCTTCGACTTTGCGCTTCCAGGCTTGCCCACAAGCAAACAGGCCGATGTGGGTGTAATCAGCAGCCGTCGATGTAGCGGCGTCCATGATGGCTTGCCGGTCATCGGTTAACCAAAAATGCTTCACGTCTATTCTCCAGTCCGAACCTGAATTGGTTCGATCTGATCGGCACTGGAGAAAGGAGGTGGGGCCGGAGCCCCACCTGATTGTTATGCCGCTAACGCGCTGAATGCTTCCTGGGGCATGATAATCGCATCGACAACGATGCGAATATGCCTGACGGGCATCTTCCTACGTGGAGTGATTACTTGCTGAATTGAACAGTTTGCGCCGGTCAAATTCGCAAGGGTGCGCGCAGCGGCTTCATAATTGGCCATATCAAATATCCACAGATGTCAAAGACGCACGACGGGTCGTGCCGAAACTCGGCTTGAGGTTCGATCTGCGGCAAATGAGGCCATGGTCGAGACGCCAGTGCGCTCTCGATGAAAATGCCTATGTCAGAAAAATCCGGCGTTGGCTATTTCTTTTTTCCATGACGGATAGATGATACCAAGGTGTAGCTGTCCTGCCACAGTACAAATGATGTACACAATTTGTACTATAAGACGGCGAAGCCCCAGCTACCTGAGTAACCGGGGCCTAAACGCAAGCAAGACCTGAGCGGCCCTTGGTAAGCATTCCTGCCGTCGTTCCCTATATCTATATTCAGAGAGGAACGGGTCACCTTTTGGCCCTGTTTGACCCCCTTTTCGATCCGGCCGGGTAAGTATTGGCGGCACAAGGACGTGCCAGGATCGAAAGGAAGAGCCAAATGGCACAGATCGAGATTACCCGCTTCAAGTCTGGACGAAGCGGATACACCAAAGCGGACTCATCAAAGGTGCCGCTTGACAGAAACGACCGCGCAACAGCGGTGATTCAATACGTCGAGAACGCAATCTGCCAGTTACGACATGGGCAAGGAGAGCCACGCGGCATCAGCTTTGCTTCCTATACCGGCGTCGGCGGTAGGAACTTGGAGAGCAAGATCGAAGGGGTTTACGCCCTAGGGTCAGGACTCATTGGTTATAGCCAGAAGATGACGGTGGCCGCGAGCGCGACGGCAGAGAAGAAGACGGTTGGGCAGCGGTCGTAGCGAGTGGCGACGCGGCGCCAGTCTTTCAGCCTGCCGAACATGATTTCGATGCGGCTGCGGCGTCGGTAGCGACGCTTGTCGTATCTGACCGGCTCGTTGCGCGATCTGCGGCCCGGGATGCAGGGCTGGATGCCCTTGGCTTCCAGGGCGTCCCTGAACCAGTCGGCGTCATAACCACGGTCGCCAAGTAGCCACTGTGCGTTCGGCAGGTCGTCGAGCAGGGCTGCCGCGCCGGTGTAGTCGCTGACCGGCCCGGCGGTCATGAAGAAGCTCAAGGGCCGCCCGTCCGCATCGCTGACAGCGTGCAGTTTGGTGTTCATGCCGCCTTTCGTGCGGCCGATCAGGCGGCCGGGATCCCCTTTTTTACCCGCAGACTCGATGCCGTGCGGTGTGCCTTCAGGTAGGTCGCGTCGATCATGACCGTCTTCGGTACGGCTTCCGCTGCC